TGAGCTTTTGCAGCTTTACGTAGATCTTTTTCATTTAAACCTAATCTCTCATTTAATACTTTAAAGCGTGGATCATTGAATGTTGCTGCTGCAATCTCATCATACAGACGTCTTTTCTGATTTGTTGGTACAACATTAGATAATGATGCTAGCTGTTTATTCTTAGTTGTTAACGCAATAATCTGAGCACCTGATGATGAAGCATCTTGTTCTAAAGCTAAGGCTGTTTTATATTCATTCATAGAACCGCCTGCTTTAAGATAATTATCTATCTTAGCGGCTTCCATTGCAAATCTAAAGAACTTACCTAACTCTTCACCTTCGATTTGTTGCACCATATCTGATTCCAATATAGCGCGAATATCTCCGGGTTTACCACGTAACATTTTATTACCAATATCTACCATGTCAGGCCAAAGCTTATCAGCAATCTTTTGACGCCCAGTAAATGATAATGAATTATATCTGCCTTCGAATACATCGTTAAGACCTCCCATAAAGGCGCCTATCTGATCCCTAAAGTTTCTATAACCATCTTCACCAAGAACTTTTTCTACTTCGGTATTTAAGAAAGGTCTGAATGATTCTCCCGATTGCGGACTAATAAGACCACGATCATAGATCCTAGCCCGATGATCGACAAAAGCATGATTACTGAAAGCGTAATCATTACTTCTAAGCCAATCCATAGATTTAAATCGCTCATATGCATCACCACGAGATGAAATATAGTGTTTGTATTCATTTAGATCATTATACTTTTTAGCTGCGCCTCTGTCATCTTCAAAGTATAATAGCTTTTGTGTAAAGTCATAAAAATCATTATCAATTTTATACTTAGATTTAGATGCCCAATTAAGTGCATCTGCCATATTCTTATCAACAAATTCTTCAGGAAAATCTGCAAAACTATGTGTCGATGTAATAGGTATTCTAGTATCTTCTAAACCAAAGACACCATTATCAATAAAATACGTTTTATAACCTTCGCGAAATACTAGCTTATTCTTATCCGTTGTTACGCCAACACGTAGGCCGACATCCACCTTTCTTGTGAGCTGCGAGTATTTTTGTACACGAGGATCTGTTACACGTATATTATATGATAAGGTGTCATAATAGGGGCCAAATAAAGAACCGCTGAGTCTACTCTTCATTCTACGTTTTTGTACACCATATGTCTCAACTTCAAAAAAGTTTTTAACATTCTTGGCTTCCAATAACTTCATACCTGTTTCATACCATTTACGTCTGGTACCATTCATATTAGATAGGTTGTAAAGATCACGCCCAAGTGCGATAGCAAATTGATCTCTATCAGGCATATCAGCTAATGATAGTCTATGTGCAAATTTAAGATAGAATTGTTGACGAGCAGATTCTGTCAATCGCTCTGAACCATCAGGCATTCTTTTAATTACCAAGGGAATTTTATAATCAAACGTATTACGTAATTCTCTTGCTAATTTGGGCGCAACTGTATCTTCCCAATTATTCTTTTCACGAATATTAGAAATGAAATTATCATGCAGGTCTTGTAATTGAGTTGGCCCAAGTACTGGATCAAGATAATTATCCTGCTTTAATTTCTTTAACACATTAGTGTCACTGCGTATCTGTGTTTCGATAGCATCAGAAACGTTCATTACATCAAATTTAATTTGTCCTTGTACTACAGCCTTAAAGTTATTCCACTGTTCTCCGTTATTTCTAAAACGTGTAAACAGTATACGAAGATTATCTACTACAACAGCTCTTTCATTAGCACCCATTTTCTCACTAAGAGAGTCATTAAATGCCTTAATAAATTCTTTGTCTTTATCCTTTAAGACTTCACTTTGTTCTGTTAATCTTAAATTGTTATTGAGTACGGATGGATTAGGTTGATATAATCTTGTATCTTCGTACCTACCTGTAACGGGGTTAAAGACGAGTTGATCCTCCGTTGGAAGATTGTTAAGCACTCTTGCCTTGGTAGCTTTCTTTGTATGAATAAGTGCGCCTCGATAGTTGGTAAGTGACAACGTACCATCTAACTCTCCTGACTGTAATAAATAATAATCTTTAAGTGTTTGTACTAGTTTAGGATCGCCTATTAGATCATCTGGTGTCATAATAGGTAATTGCATAGCATCTAGTTTAGCTTTAGCATTTGCAAATTTCTGTGTATCATTTGGTAATGTATAAGTAGGATCAGTCATACGTCTTAACTCCTTAATTCCAATAGTGTTACCTTCGGGATTAGTGAATTGATCAACAGTAAGTTGTCCTGATTGAAACATATTAACTTTTTTATAATCTCCAAGATGTCTTAATTGCACATCTTGTGGTTGCCGCTTTAGCCAATCATTGTATGATTCTCTAAGTGGTGTGTTACCGTCATAAAAAGCTTTTTGAGCATCAGTTAAATTTTCAATATTTCTACGTCTTACTTGCGCTACACTCTCTAAATCTGCTATATCTTTCCATGATTTAAATACAGGGACTGTTGTAGACCTGCAATGCCAATGTGCTGGTGGAAGATGTGTCGTATCGCTTATTGGATATATTTCGCCATCTCTATGCGCACATAGCGGAGTTGTTCGTGCGTCAAGGACAGCAACATATTGCCATCCTTGTAACGCTTTTTCATTTGCCTTATAAATAGCATGATCAGCCTGTGAGGATACGGATGTGATAGCCGTTATTACCAGACCTCTGGACTGCATGCGAGTTATATTATGTACATTTCCTGCACGTACTTGTAGAGCTATTTCATCTACGCTTTTTCCGTCAGCTATACCCTTGCGTATAACTGCTTCTAATCTAATTTTTTCATTCTTAGCAATACCTGACCATCCTTGTTCCATTGTACCATTTTCACTTAATGGATTCTTTAAAACAATTTCTTCAGAGATTCTATTCTTAGGTCTTTCGGTACGCCATATCTTACCCATTGCCACTTCTACTTTTTGATATGCAAAAGATAACTGATCAGATACCAATGATGATAAATCTTTTTGAACAGAATTATTAATTGACTTATATGTCGTTCTTAATTCTTTATCAACAGCATTTTTAAACTTATCAAATCCTCGACCTGACAATTGTGATTCTTTTATTAATTTATCTAGTCTAACAACATGGCCATCTATTACCAAATCGACTTTTCCAGAAACTCTTCTTTCATATAGACGGATCATTGCTGCGCGATCTAGTGTTTTATCGTATATTTGCGTATTACTATTAATGGCCATTTGTTATTCCTAAATTTAGCGAGCCATTGCAGGTTTTCTTGCGTGATGTAACTTAGGCGTATTTGTTTTAGGACCACCAATGATAGCTGAACCTGCGCGAGACGCTAAATAGTTAGCACCACCACCGATAGCTGCACCTACAATAGCACCACCAATACCAGCAACAACGGCACCCTTTGTCATTCCCATGCCAGATGCTAATAACAATGGTGTATATGCTTTAGCACCTAAAACAAATGTTGCAGGATGTGCAACTATAGCTGCTTTAGTGCCAACTGATAATGCGCCATATGTTGCACCCATTGAAGTAGATGCTTGACGTTGTCTTTTTAAAACACGTTGACCTTGCGCTTTGTTAGCTGAGCCTAATGTTTTGTTAGCGTGGTTCTGTGCAACCATACCAGCCACTAAGGAACCAGGAGCACCAAATAAACCGCCAATAGTACCAACAGTTGCGCCACCACGTGCGCCTTTGGCATTCTGATTGCCCTTCAAGGCCATACTTCTTTTTACATTTTTCATAGCTATTCCTTTGGAGGAGATGCTTTAGCACCAGCTGCCATAGCTTCTGTTTGCATCGCATACTGGTCATTATATTTAGTTGCCGCAGGAATGATTTGCGGATCTGCGTTTACTTCTTGTAATGCGGCTTCATCATCATATTCAGAATCAAGAATATCATTTGCTTTTAGCATTTGTAGCCACACAGTCCTGGGTAATAACCCTGATTGATACCATTGAGTAACAAGATTCAACCAATCAGCACCTAAAGGTACTGGATCAAAATCTGCGGATAAATTAAACACAATATCACATGAATCAATTTGCAGGCCATACCTCCAGTTAACCATTAGGCATATTACTTGCTTTAATGTACTGGAGATTTTTGTA